CTCCGCCCCCAGCCGCGATGCACGTTACATCAACGGATTTTGCCCCCGATGGTTTTGTCCATGTCCCGGAGGATGCAAAAACTTGCACGTCTGTCGTTTTTGCTTTTGCGTTAAACGTAGTCCAATCTGTCGATGCGAGATATCCGTTCGTTGTCGCTGTCGCGACCGGAATAGAAATCGCTGGCGTCGTCCCTCCGCTTGAAACAATCGGCGTTGTCCCTGTCACCGATGTGACGTAAGTCCCGCTTGCCTGTTTTGAATTAAACGCAGTCCAGTCGGCTGATGATAAATATCCATTCGTCGTAGCCGTAGCAACTGGCATTGAGATTGTCGGTGTAGTTCCCCCGCTTGAAACAACGGGCGATGTTCCGCTGACTGCCGTTACCTTTCCGCTGAGATCGGCTGAGAGTCCGCTGATTGTGCCGATGGTTAGCGTCGAGTTCTGAAACGCTGTTGCGCTTGAATTGAAGAGGATCGCTTGGTTGTCGGATGGTGATGTCAGCGAGACCGAATAGCCGCGCAACTTGATAACCTCCGGTGCTGGGAACGTTCCGTCGAGATCGCCCGATGCCGCGCCTGTGGGCGTGCGTGAGTCGCTCAAGCGCGAGTCGGTTGTGATGACTGCCGTTCCAGAAATTGCGCTCGGTGAAATGCCGGACGATGGAGCCTTCGCGTCGAGAACCGTTTGCAGATCGGTTTGGTTCGATAGCGTTCCTGCAATTCCGCCCCAGATCGCCGATCCCCCGCCTCCGCCTGTGACCCACTCGGTGTCATAGTTTGCGTTGCTTTTCTTCGCGAGCACTTGCCCTGTGAGTCCGCCTGTGACCACGCCAACGCCAACTGGCCCAATCGGCCCCTGCGATCCGGTCGGCCCCGCTGCGCCTGCAATAATTTCGGTGCGGAGAATCGGTTGGTTATCGACGTTCGGAACGTCACGGTCTTCTGTTTCTTTGAAAAACAAGCTCATTTGTTTATGTCCTCAAGGCTGAAATCGACGCTGACGGCGTCTTGGGAAAGCTCTGCGGACGTAACGCGCAAGCGCGTCCCGCCAATAACAAGAATATCGCCAAGAGAAATGGTCTGAACGACCGCCGAATAGATCGCGGTAATGTTCGTGGCCGAGGTGTTCGTGAATCCGCCGTCCGCTAGGCTGTTGTCGCGGCGGTATGTTGTCCGGTTGGCAACGAATGTTGCTTCTCCGAACGTCACGACGACCGGCAGCTCGTCCAACATCGCGGCTAGGTCGTTAGTAAATATGTCGAGCATTCCCACATTGTGGGTAATGCGTCAAAACTTGCGCTCAATCCGCCGTTGATTCGGATGCGTGAAATCGTGTTTTGGACTATCTGAAATGTGAACCCAGCTTTTACGGAGTGCCGATGATAAAATGCTTGTGCTGGTGTTGATCGTCACAACCTCGTTGGCGTCTCGGATGTACGCGCACATATATTCTATTGAATCAAACTCCGCCATGCCGTGAGCGGCCTTCCCTGCGCAAAGAACAGGTCTTCCGTTGGCGACATGGTGAGCGGCTGCGATAACATCGCGTGGCTCTATCTTTTTATCTTGCGAGTAGCCGGTAGGAAAACAAAGAACCCACGCCTTGAGATCGGGTGGTGTTACTATTGCTGGCGAGTTGAGCACAATCTGCCTGTCGATATCTTTGCCTTCTGGCAATAGTCCGTAAACGTAGTCGCTCCACCCCAGCGGACTCGCACAAAAGTCTTCGTGCAAGTCCGGCCAGATTTGCAAGTTTATGATGCGGTCAAATCCGCTGTGGTCGTTTTGTGGGTAAAGCGGCCGGCAATAGTCCACCATCGCGAAAAGACCGTGATACTCCGCCATACATTCAAAGGTGACGTTGTGGCCTCGATCCGCGAAATGCTTCGCTATCGGCAAGCACCGAGCGATGTCTCCGAGTCGCAAGTGATAGATAATTAAGATGTTCAAAACGTGTAGTATTGATCGGCTGATTTCCCTGCGACCCAGCCGTGGAATCCAAAGGAACGATCCGCGCCTGCTGTTTTTTCCTCGATGTAATGCTCCCAAGAAAATGTCGATGCGACGTCCACCGGAGCGTATTTAATGCCGTTGCTTTTAAATTCCTTCTCCATTGTCCTGCACAAGAAAACATCTCCTGCCTCTCCCTTCCAGATCGGCTCGGCCTTCGATGCCATCTGCAAGAATTTCTGGCTCTGGAGCGTGAATCCGGTGTTGCCGACTCGATGCCCTACGTTCCAAGACGCAGGCCAAGGCGCACCGACCATGTCGTAGTCAAGCCACGCATCCTGCCACAGGTGCGGATTGGCGATAAATCCATCGTGAGTACAGATAAGCGCGTGCGAGGTGTCGAAATAATCCGCGAAGCGGCCTAGTTCCCAATGCATCGCTTGCTGATAATTGCAGTCTTCTGCGATGTAAACAGCGTCTCCGAATCCACCCAATCCGCACAAGTGATTGAATAGCTTTTCGCTTTGTTCGTGCCTCGTTTTTAAGCCTTCAAAAACGATGAGCGTAACGTCCTTATTCATTTTCCCTCCCAAGGAAACGCGCTTGCGCTCCCGTTAATTCCAAGATGGCTGTAATGCAATGAGCGGAAACGATGCGCTTCCTCCCGCGCCTCGTCTAATTGCTCAAGAGCAAATGCCAAGGATTGCTTAGAATTTTTTTGATCCTCCCGCGCCTCGTCGCGCTCTTGCTGCAAAACGCAGACCGCATGAATCAGAGTGTAGCCCTCGGCGTCTTCCCCTAGATTTAGTCTAATGTCGTAAAGTTCCTCCCGCGCCTCGTCGCGTTCGCGTTCCAGTCGTCGGGCAAAGTTGGCGGTCACCGTGGCGCACGAATAGAAACCTATATGGGGCGAGGCTGCTGCATCCGTCTCTGGTGTTGGTCGATTATTCATTTCGGATGGAGTTCGTCGAAGATTGCCTTTGCCCTTGCATACTCTGCCGGATCGTTCCCGCGCTCGTATGTAGCATCAAGCGGACGCTCTTCAAAAAACGGGTGATGATGAACGATAGCAATATCACGAGCATCAACAATCGCCCCATTTTTCGCGGCACGAAAGGTGAAGTCGGTGTCGCTGTATACGTTTCGGAATCTTGGGTTAAATAATCCATGTTGCTCATAATATTTGCGCGTTAAGATTGCCATGCAAAGTAAATCGTCTTTTCTATATCCATCCGAAATCCGAAGCACCTGCGGTTTTGAAATGTCGAGACGCTTTTCAATCATCTCGTCCCACCCAGGCGGACACTCCCAATCGTCCGAAAGCTGAATGATGATGTCGCCGGTCGCTTGCGCGGCTCCTAAGTTCCAAGCTCCGACGGAAAAACCACCCTCTTTTTGCGTCACAGATCGGAAGCGTTTTAGAACGTCCGCTTTGTCGTCGTCGTGATCGACCGCAAAGATGTGTTCCACGCGCTCTGGGTGCGTTGCGCGGGAAAGCCATAGCGTCATACATTGCACGGCCTCCACGGGCCTTCCTCGCGTTGCGTGGACTAGCGATATTTTAGGCTTGTTTGATCCTGCCAGCGTCTCGCGCTCGATCTCTTCGGCGTCTTCGTTGCGCCCAAGAAGTCGGAGCGTCCATGCGTAAAGCTGATCGCCCTTCCATCCATACCATTCCTTGCGGTGCGTCCATTGTGGAAACTTCGGCGTAGGCACTTCGAGCATTTCTTCTACGACTTTCAACGCGTCTTGGTATTTTTTATCGTCGAGCAGGATGCTTGCTTCCAGTCCGTAAGCTTCGCGCCGTTTCGGCTCAAGTGCCTTTGCTTTGCGTGCTAGGTTGAGCGATGTCTCTCCGCTCGTAATGTTGGCGCAATTTAAAAGAATCTCGTAGCGGTTGACGCCGTCCAGATCGGTCAATGCTAGTGCCTCCGATCCGTACTTGGCCGCGAGTTCCTTTTTCCCGGCGATGAAGTTCTCGTAATGCAAATAAAACTTGAAATGCGATGTCATGCGGTCTTGGTGCATCAAGATTCTGCGGTTGCGTTCGCTGCTGTTGCGTTGTCCGACTGGCGGTGCGTGGACAATCTCCAAGTCTCTCCGCATACATACCGCAACATCCTTCGTAGGTTGCGCGTTCTCATGCACCGGACGATGCCACCATGCTGTTTTGTAGCGGAAGAATCTTTCTCTCGGTGCGCGTTTGCCTTGTTCTGGAATGACGTAGTCGGTGAGAATCCAATCCTGTTCCGCTGGGCATTCTTCAAGCGCGGCCAATGTTGGCGCGACCATGTGCGGCTCGATGATGTCGTCGCAGTCGGCCCACATAACCCATCCGTCCTTGCCTGCGAGATCGTATGCCTTGGCGAATGCTTTGTTTCTGGCTTCGCCGAAGTTGTCGAGATGTTCCCAGTCTGCCACTAGCGGCGAGTTGAGATACTCGTCAACGTGACAACCAAGTTCCCTGGCGATGTCGAGCGTTCGATCTGGCTTGAGTGCTCCGATCGCGCGAACGATAACGATCTCGTCGCAGATTTGCTTGAGTGATTTCACGCATCGCTCGATGCGCGGCTCTTCGTTGCCGCAAATTAAGCCTGCGACTAGCTTCTTTTTTTGGTTCATGTTTACTCTTGCAGTATATGTCAACAAAAACAAAAAAGCCACCCCTTTCGAGGTGGCTTCTTCGATGCTAACTAGCTGGGGAATCTTACGCGAATCCTGTGGTGATGCGGATGATGCTGGATCCGTCGATAACTTTTTCTGCGCTGTTCTGACGAACACGGAGAACATTAGCGCGGCGAGCCTCGTCACGATAGGTTTCGGAAACGAAAGGCACGGGACTATCTGCGGCCCATACGATCGTGCGACCGAATCCACCACCGGAGAAGTCTCCGCCAGAGGTTGTGGCGAGTGCCATGTAGGTGTTCGACCAAATGAATCCACCGGCATAGGCTTGGCCTTTTGCGGCGGTGTTCTTTGGTGCGCGACCAACGAGAACGCGATCGACTCCGACAGCGGCGGCAACTTCGCCTTCGCTCAAGAGTCGGCTTTGATCCGAAGGAACGATGCCGAAGAACTGGTTCTGCACTTTGGCAGAGCGGCGGATGCGCTCGAACAAAGGCATGGACATGATGAGCGTGTTTGGAAGAACGCCAAACTTGGCGAGTTCCAACTTGGCTGATGCCACGTCACCGGGAACGTCGAACGATGTGATGTTCGCGTCGGTGTAAGCTGCGCTTGCGCTGATCGCGGTCAGACCGTTGGCGGCGAATGCGGCGGAAGCAACACGAGCCTCGTGGCTGACTTGGATTTGGCGAAGCAACATCGAAGCGATGTTCACTTCGGTGTCGAAGAATCTATCGAGATCGCGGCGGTTGCTGTCAGGAAGAACCTCTTCGAGACCGTACTCGATAGCGTCGAAAGAATCGCTCGTGAACCGGCGGCTTGTGCGTGGGTATCCAGCACCAGCGGCGATCTTCAGAACGTCGTCGTTGAGAGTTTCAGAGTCACCGATGTTTAGCTTCAGATACGCGCCAGACTTAACGTCGGACGAGTAAACTGGCATGACCTCGGTTCCGATGAACAAGTTGTTTTTGTTCGACAGACCTTCGTAGACGGCCTGCGCGATATCGGCGCGAATGTTTACAGTAGAGAGTGACATATTGGGTGTTTAGATTATTGGTTGAATTTAGGAACGTATTCGACAACGTCACCAGCGACTCCGCTGTTGATCGCAACGCCGATTGTGACGGTCGATGCGTTGGCGTATGTGCCGAGGATGAGGCCGTTGGTAACCGCAAAAACGGTGTTACCGGCTGTCACAATCGCGGACACGATGCCGAATTGGGTTGGGAAAAATAGTTTGACGGCTCCTTGGTTTCCAGCGGCGACGTCATCTTGAACGACGCCGATGGGGTTAGAGCCGGTTGATGCCGCTTGCGCGGCGTTTGCGCCTGAGATGTTCACAAGCGTGTTCGCAGTAATTGCGGAAGCGAAAGCGAAGCTCCGGATTCCGTTATCGTTTTGGGTTGCCATAGATTTGTTTGATTAAAAGTTGAGTTCGTTGTTGTCGCGGGCTTCGATGTAGGCTTCGCGGTGGTTACGCATTGCGAAGCGGATAGCCTCGGTGCGACTGCCGAGTTCCTCGGTCTTCTGCACGATGACTGATTTAAGGTCGAATTTTTCGACTGCCTTCTCCTCGGCGACTACCGATGCCTTTACTGGAGCGGCTCCGAAATTGG